AATTCTTATGCAGTTGGAATAACAGCACAAGGATTAAACACAGGAGATTTCTTTACAATTTCAAATAAAACTGTTAATGGTTTTGATGTTGCATTTAAAAATAGTGGCAATTCAGGAGTTACTAAAACTTTTGATTATTTAGCTAAAGGATATTAGATAGAATATGGCACAACACGATTACAATATAGCAAATCAGGGTTTCCCTGCATTTAGAACAGATTTAAATAACGCATTATCGGCAATTCAAACAACAAATTCAGGAACATCTAGACCATCTGGTGCTGTTGCTGGTCAGCTTTGGTTAGATACAACTTCTCCAACTACACCTACATTAAAATATTATGATGGTGCTGATGATATATCTTTAGCAACTATTGACCATTCTGCTAACACAGTAAACTGGTTAGATTCAACAGTATCAATTACTGGACTATCAACAACTGCAACTGGAACAGTTTTAACACTTTCAGATTCAGCAAATACAACAACAGTTAATTTAATTTTAGACAATCAAAAAGAAATTCGTTTTAGAGAAACAACAGCTAACGGAACAAACTATGTAGCATTAAAAGCACCTGCTAGTGTTAGTGCTGATTTAACTTTTACTTTACCTGCAACTGATGGAACAAGTGGACAAGTTCTTCAAACAAATGGTTCAGGAGTTTTATCTTTTGCAACAGTTGGTGGTTTAGCTTGGCAAACTATTGTTACAGGTGCAACTTTAACTGCTGTCGCTAGTAGAGGATATTGGATTGATACAACATCAAATGCTTGTACAGTTACATTACCTGCTTCTGCAACTAACGGAGATACAATTATTTTAGCTGATTATGCTAGAAAATGGGGAACTAATGCAGTTACAATAAATACAAACTCTTTAAAATTTCAAGGAAACACTTCACCAAATCCTATTTATAATACATCTGGTCAATCAGTTACATTAATTTATTCTGGTGCAACACAAGGTTGGATTCCAACAGTTGATGATGATGTAACTTTAGAAACACCACAAACTTATTCAGTAGATTTTTTAGTATTAGCTGGTGGTGGAGGGGGTGGTGGAAACGCATCAGGTGCTAGAGGTGGTGGTGGTGGTGCTGGTGGATTTAGAACATCTACTCAAACAGTAAATATAGGAACAGCAATTACAGTAACAGTAGGAGATGGTGGAGCAAAAAATACTTCAGGTTCAAATTCTTCAATTTCAGGTACAGGATTAACAACTATAACTTCTGCTGGAGGTGGTGCTGGAGCAGAAGGTGGTGTTACTCCAGGAAATATAGGTTTTTCAGGAGGTTCTGGTGGAGGTGGTGCTAATGGTGGGCCAGGAGGTGCAGGAGGTGCAGGAAACACACCAAGCACATCACCAAGTCAAGGTAATAATGGTGGATTAGGTCTTGATTCTCCCCCATTTTATGGAGCAGGAGGTGGAGGAGGAGCAGGAGCAGTAGGTGTAGATGGAACAAGTTCAGGTGGTGGTAATGGTGGTGCTGGATCAGCTTCATCTATAACTGGTTCATCTGTAACAAGAGCAGGAGGAGGTGGGGGTGGAACTCAATCAGGCCCAACACCAAGTAGTGGTGGTTCAGGGGGTGGAGGTGCAGGTGGTAATAATTCTAGTGGTACTGCTGGTACAGCTAACACAGGAGGAGGTGGAGGTGGAAATGGTCAGACTGGTGATGGTGGTGCAGGTGGAAAAGGTGTTGTTATATTAAGTGTACCAACTGCTAATTACTCATCTACTACAACAGGTTCGCCAACAGTTACAACATCTGGTAGTAACACAATTTTACAATTTAATGGTTCAGGGAGTTACACAGCATAATGGCTAGTTTTGCAAAAATAGGATTAAACAATAAAGTAATAGAAGTTCTTTCAGTAGTTAATGAAGTTTTAAAAGACTCTAATGGAGTTGAACAAGAATCAATAGGAATTGATTTTTTGACTAAATTAACTGGTTGGGCTATTTGGAAACAAACATCTTACAATACTAATGGTGGAGTTCATTCTTTAGGTGGAACACCTTTTAGAAAAAATCATGCTGGAATAGGATATATTTATGACGAAGATAGAGATGCTTTCATTCCTAAAAAACCTTTTAATTCTTGGATATTAAACGAAGATACTTGTCTTTGGAACGCACCAGTTGCTTATCCAACAGATGGAGAGTTATATACTTGGAATGAATCAACATTGACTTGGAATTTAGTATAAGTATAGTATTTTAAAAAATTAAAGGAAGGAAATGTCAGAAGTAATCAAAGAACCTAAATTTGAAAATTCATCTTGGAATTTTGAAATAGACCAAATTAATCTTTACGCATTTTGGAATAACGCATTTTCAAAAGAAGAATGCCAAACAATTATTAATATAGCAAAAGACAAAGGTTTAATTAAAGGAAAAACCATAGGAGAATCTGATGTAAGAGATTCTAAAATATCTTGGTTATATACTATTGATAAAATGGATTGGGTATTTCGTAGAGTAACTGACATTACATTAAACCTTAATGAAAGATTTTTTAAATTTGATTTATTTGGAATAAATGAAGGATTCCAATTTACAAATTATGAAGCACCATCTGGCAAATATGGTAAGCACGTTGATAGAGCAATTAATATGCCAGTAAGAAAATTATCTATATCTATACAACTTACTAATGCTGAAGAATATGAAGGTGGAGAACTCAAACTTTATAATGGAGATGATGAAGAAGCTAAAATTATGAGTAAAGAACAAGGCACATTAATTATATTTCCTTCTTATGTATTACACGAAGTTATGCCAGTAACTAAAGGTGAAAGAAATTCTTTAGTAACTTGGGTAACTGGAAAACAATTTAAATAATGCCTAAACTATCTTTGGAAGAAACTATTAAAGCATACACTAATGAAAATGGTTTTTCTTGGGGTATTAATACAGTAATGAAATCTTTAGCACCTAATATTAGCCACGACTTAACTTGTGCTGGTGAATTTATTATAGATAGATGGGATTCTCCTTTGCCACAACCAACATCACAAGAAATAAGAGACGAATATATTAGACAACAAACTATTGCAGAATGTATAGAATACTTTAATAAGGTTAAATGATTACATTAATAATAGGTTTAATAATTGGAGTGTTTCTAGGTTGGAAATACGAACTAGCTATTAACGACTTTATAAAATCAATTAAAATACATTTAAACATCAAGTAGTCTTGAACTTCGTATGTTGCAACATTATATGTTGGCAATAACAAACGGAGATAACAATGCTAAACTATTCAGACTTTAAAAACTATTGGACTAAGTTCTACGCAGATGCTTTTGAAGATGCTAAAACATTTTGGAAAGACTATGCTAAGAACGTAGAACAGTTCTACAAAAAATAACTTTATTAAAACACAATAGTTTGATATTAGTGCATAAAATTTAATGTGCATTTTCAAACTTTGGATTGGTGGGTGCGTCTTGCTAAAGTCTTGCAAATGCTTAAAAGACAATGGCAAGAACACAGAACGAAGAACTAATATCTCTAAAGGGACATATCACAGGAATTAAGAGAGAAGTTAAATTACTTGGTTGCTCAGTATATAAATTAGAAAAGAAACTAGAAACTTTATTCTGGTCTATCCTTTGTGGACTAGGTGCTTTATCATTAGCTTTAGTTACTATTTTCTTAGCTAAGTAACTATTGCTTAAATCGGCAAATACAACTAACAGGAAAGGTATATGAAAAATAAGAGAATATTAGTCATATCAGATTTACACTTTCCATTTGCTCATAAAGACTGGCATGGATTCCTTACTAAATTAAAAGCTAAATATAAACCAGATACAGTTGTAAACATTGGTGATGAAATGGATTTTCATTCTATCAACGTATCTCACACTATTGACCCTGATCTTCCATCTCCTAAAGATGAATTAGAACTTGGCAAAAAAGAAATACATAGACTTCATAAACTATTCCCACAAATGACTTTATTAGAATCAAATCATGGTTCTATGGTTTTAAGACGTGCTATGGCAAAAGGAATGACTAAATCTTTTATCAAGTCTTATAACCAGATCTTAGAAGTTGGTAATGGTTGGAATTGGAAAGAAAAACATTTTATAGATACAGATAAAGGTAGAATACTTTTTGGTCATCAATTCTCTCCTGATATTTCTAAAGCAGTTGCTCAATTTGCAGTCTCAGTTTGTCAGGGTCATTACCATACGATCTCAGAAGTAAGATTTCATGGTAACGATTTCCATTTAAACTTTGGAATGACTGTTGGTTGCTTAATTAACAAAGATGCACTTGCTATGAATTATATGAGACTTAACTTAAAAAAACCTATTTTATCTTGTGGATTAATTACAAATGGTATGCCATCTCTTACTCCACTTTATCTTAAACGTAATGGCGACTGGGATAACAATATCTATATATGAGAGAAGTAAGTTTGAAGGAACTGCTTTTTAGCGAGACTGCTACAAGACTTGGAATAGACAATACTCCAACAGATCAAGTTCTAATAAATCTACAAACATTAATCTACGAAGTTATAACTCCAATCATAAATCAATTTGGCGATATTAAAATAACATCTGGTTATCGTTCTCCTGAATTATGCAAAACCATAGGTAGTTCTGAACGAAGTCAGCATTGTCTTGGAATGGCAGTTGATTGTGAAGTCTTAGGAGTGCCTAATAAAGAACTTGCTGACTGGATAGTTAGTCATTTAACATACGATCAAGTTATTTTAGAATTTTGGAAACCAGAAGAAGCTAACTCAGGTTGGGTTCATATCTCTTACAATAAAGCTGGTAATCGTAAAATGTATTTAAGAGCATACAAATCTAACAATAGAACAGTCTATGAAGTCTTATAAAAAACAAGTTGGTGGAAGCCACTACAAAAAATACAAAATACAACCAATAGAATTTATAGTTAAAAATAACCTAGATTTCTGTCAAGGTTGTGTTATTAAGTATGTATTGCGATTTAAAGAGAAGGGTGGTGTTCAAGACTTAGAAAAGGCAAAACACTACATAGAACTACTAATAGATTCAACTAAAAGTAGATAATATCATTTAATCTCATTTATAGCTTGTTTTAAGGCACGTGGTTTTAAATACAAGAAAACGGCAACTGAACCTATAATATCAAAAAAAAGGGGTAATTTGTCGGTTTAAATAGGCAAATTTAAGGAGTTTTATATGGCAAACTATACAATTATAAAAATAGATAGTGATTTTACACCAGAAACCCATACTCTTGGTGGTACATCTGCACAATCATCAGCTATTACAACGCAATCAGGATTAATCAGAATAGCAGTAAAAGGAACTCATGCTCACGTTGCCTTTGGTGCTAATCCAACTGCCACAGAAGATTCTTTTTTAATTAATGAAAATACTTCAGAAATATTTACTTTTGTAAGTGGACATAAAGTTGCTTACCTAAAAACTTCTGGTACTGGCGAAATAAATATAACATCTTTAGACTAATATGCTACCAGCTTTAAGTGCTTTCGCACCACTCCTTACAACAATATTTAAAACAGTTGATAAAGCTATTCCTGATAAAGATTTAGCTGAAAAATTAAAAGCTGAAATGAATATGCAATTGATGCAATCAGGCACAGAAGAAATGAAAGCATCTGCAAAAATTATTGAAGCAGAAGCAAAAAGTAATTGGTACGTTTCTGGTTGGAGACCAACTCTTATGTACTTACTTATTTTAATTGTAGCTTGGAATTATATTCTTAGTCCAATTTTATTTCTTGTAATCAAAGTTAAAACACAAGTAGAACTTCCTTCTGATGTTTGGACATTACTTACAGTAGGTTTGGGTGGCTATACCATTGGAAGATCAGGAGAGTCTATTGCAAGAAGTTTAGCTACAAGACCAGTAAACAAGAATCAAGAAAATGGATAGTCTAAAGTTAAGCGATCAAACGCAAGTATCTTTACCAATTAAAAATATAGTAGCTATTGTATCTGCTATCGTTGTAGCTGTTTGGACTTACTTTGGAATCGTTGAAAGACTTAATAGACTTGAAACTAATGAGAAGTTAATGTCGCAAGACTTACTTAAAAAAGCTGAACAAACTCCTAAGAACCAAGAGATGTATATGTTGATTGAGTACCAAGCTAAATCAATAGACAAGCACTCAAAACA